ATAAACATTTTCTTGAATTGCTTTTGCGAATGTTACAGTTTCATCTGAACCAATAGTAATTGCCGTGGCATCACCGTTGTCTACAATACTCGTGACACCTGCTGAACCAGTAAAACCTGTTGATCCTGCTGAACCAGTAAATCCTGTTGATCCTGCTGACCCAGTAAAACCTGTTGGACCGCCAACTCCATTGTTAATAACAGTCCAATAACCTTTTGTAGAATTGTATTGCCAAGTAACATCGCCAGAAGTAAATTCGTCAAGGTTGGATGGAGATGCAGGAAAATCTATAGATGCCATTATTTGCTCTCCAACTCATTTACTTTGGCAGTCAATTCTTTAACTGCCTCTATCAATACAGCAATGATGTTTGAATATTGTATTGTTTTCTTACCATTCGTTTCACCAACGAGTTGAGGCAATACATTATTCACCTCTTGTGCAATTAATCCAACAGAAGGTTTGCCGCTTTCTATCCAATTAAAATTGACACCTCTCATTGCATTAACTATATCAAGAGAACCAGAAAGAGTTTCAATATTTTGCTTCAACGTAACATCAGAAGTTGTATCAATATCGCCTTGAACAGTTAAGTTTCCTGGTAACGTATATGTGTCTGTTCCAGAATTGTAACTAAATGGATTGAGCGATGGTGATGCTTCTACCCACTGACTTGTATTAGCATCAGTGTAATATACAAACAACGTACCTATTTCTTCATCCCACCACATATCTCCATCAGTGGGATCTGATGGCGCGGTTGGTAATGTTTGTACAGTACCTGCGCGATATGATGTGTTCAACCAAGAAGAACCGTTCCATACGAAAGTTTTGCCGTTCTCAGTATGAACATCATTTAGTGCTGGGTTGGTTGGAAAATCTATTGCTGCCATTTTATTTTATCTCTTATTCTGAACTTGACTTTCCTGATATGCCATACGAAGCATCAAACTCCAAATAGATTGCATGCATTCCGTCTTCAAACGCTGCTTCTGTATGACCGCCAATAATAAGTTTGTCTCCTAATGATTCAATTGAAGTACCGAATTCATTTGAACCTGTACCCGTTTGATACTTCTTCCAAGTGCCGTCATCTAAATCTAGGATACCAACAAACAAATCTAGCAGACCAGAAGTTTGGTTATCATCAGCAAAGAATCCTGCACTGTGTCCGACGACAGCAATCCTACCGTCAGGGAGTTTGGTACTGTGATGACCATTCTGAGTCGTCAGATCGCTCACTGTCGATCCAGTTTGATAAGCATCGCCCCAAGTATCAGTTACATAATTAAATTCTACCACGCCGATATCTTCAGAACCAATGTTTACAGTATTACCAACTGCTCCATTAGTCTTATATGTTACAACTAATGTATTCGCGCCAATATCATGTATATTTATTCCACTATCATTGAATCCACTTCCAGTTTGATAATAATCAGTTGTGTGTGTTGCCATCTCGTGGATACCTAAGAAAATATCATATCCACCCAAATTCGTATGAGTGGGATCTCCAAGGTTGCCTGTTGATCTACCGACAATTGCAATATTTGTATTTTCTAATTCAGTGACTGCGTATATTTCTTCATCAGAAGTTGATCCATTCTGGAAATACATAAACGCGCCAGTCGATGGATTAATGTGATAGATAATATAATCATACACACCAGAAGCACCTGTGTTCTTTCTACCGATATCGCCAGAAGTCACGCCAACAGGTACAATCATCCCGCCACTGTGTTGTATAATATCGTAACCAAACACATTACCGTCATCCGCAGTACCATCTCCAACCGTAGCAACTTGATAGAAGTTAAAGATACTGTCGGTGTAATTATAAAGTTTATTATTTGCAAGATCTGCTTTATATTGTGCCGTGTTTAAATAATCTTGGACATCATTTAAATCTATTGATGCTGCCCAAAACTGGAATACACCTTGCGCGCCAAAAGAACCATCGTAATTCTCAATTGCTGCGAATGTTGCAGTATATGTTGGACTACTCGCTGCTGTTCTTGTCCAACTAGCAGTTGAATCAGTAGGAGCAGAGATAGAACTAATTGTCGCGCTATTTAAAGAATCTGTAAGAGTGGTTGCTTGATACAGCATTTTGGTTGTTGGGTTTCCATCAATGTGATAGTTCCCCGTCCCGAACTCCTGTTTCCAAGATCGGAATAACATTCCATCAATACTATCCGAGTGACTTGTTTTGGTTCCAACAGAAACAATATTATCCTGTGTAGCATCATCAATCACAGCGACAAGGTTTTCTGTTCCCATGAACCCTATGCTATTTTGCCATTGAATTGCGCCAGTATTATCATACTGTACAATAACACCATTTGCTCCTGCTTGACCAACAACATGAATCTTTCGATTCGTATTGCCAATAACCCAGTTTGGATTTGTGTAGTTTTCAGCAACAACAGAATTAAAAGTACACGAACCAAGAGTCCTTGACCAAGTCTTACCGACGTTATATGATGCAGAACCTAAAGTTTCGTCAACCTGTAACTGTAATACAAAACCATCAGATTCTTCATTACCAACTACCGCGTAATCAGCGCCGTTACCAGAACCATCAGGGTCGCCAATACATGCAATATCATTCGCGGCACCATTGGCAGAAGCAGAAAAACCACCAATCCATTGAATCATTCGATTTGATGTACTGTCAGTTTCACCCATACCATAACGAATCTTATTTGCACCATTATCGCCGGAGAATAAGAATCTGCCTTTTGTGCTATCAGTATCAGGGCGAAGTCGATTTACATTCAGATTAGAAACGGTGTTAACTTCTGTCACAGTGCCGTCTAAATCAACAACGGTAAAGTATGTTGTTGTACCAGTTTCCATCGCCATAACAACATACTCTGTACCGCCATCGTTTGTTACGACTACGCTCTTCGCAACTTCAGCACTAGAAGTTCCATATGCATATGACCAAGTGACAGAAGAAGTTGTGCCTGTTGGATTTATTTTAATTAAAAGAGCATCGGTGCTACCTGCGCCGAAATTAACAGTGCTTCCACAAATATAAAGATTGTCGCTAGAATCTATCGCGATACCATATGCTACATCTGCGCCAGTTGATCCACTATCATATTTGTATTGCCAAACTTCCTCGAAGTTTTTATTTAATTTATAGATAACAATGTAACCATCTTCATGATTTGCCAGTGTGTAGTAGTTTTCATCAGAGTCTTGTATTACATCGACTGGAGATATTTCGTTTAATCCGTCTTCAATATTCCTCAAGAATCCATGGCATTTGATATCACGCTTCGTGACAAGTTCTGATTTAGTGTACCCCGTGAGCCATATTTTATCATCAGATGCTTGACACACGCCAGTACAGAAATCTACACCCATTCCACCATAAACAAAATGAACTTCACGATCTGTGTTATCACCATCAATCAAACTAAATAAGATATTTTTTTCTGATGTATTTGCAATATTTAATCCATTAACTTGGCCAACCGCTACTTTTCTTCCATCATTTAAAGGAAGAATATGTTCATAGATTTCTTCACCACCCAAATCAATTTCTTTTTTACGATAGAAACTTGGACTTCCTGTGGAATATTCCAAAATTCTTTTATCGGTCGCGATACCTTTTGGTTCGAGATTATTGTATCTGGACACAGAACCATTGTTTGTATCATACTCAAGATATCCGGTGTTGGCGGCTGAACGAGTTAAAAATCCTCCAGTTGAGGAATCATAATCGAGGTGTTCATAACCAAGAAATTGTTCGTCGAGTTGAAACGAATAAACTCCATCGCCCTGATAGGTTGAAGCACCGCCATCAGATGTCCCACTTAATAAAAGGTAGAACGAGGTGTCTGATGAGTTATAACGAAAACCATGTACACGGACAGGACTTGCGCTTATATTTGTAAGTACCTGTCCCTCGTCAGTCCAAGTTGTTCCATTATATGAATGTATACGAATACCGCCATTGATGATATCGCTATATGCGACAAATAGATCGGATCCGACCGAAACACATTGAGCATCGCATGGACCAAGAAAATCAGATTTTAATACTTGTCTAACGAGATCACTACTGTCTTGTGTTGCGGCGCTCGGTATCGACCAAACTTCCAAATCCGTGTTAGCAGAATTGGTTTGATTTGTCATTAAGACTGGGAAATATACTCTAGTGTCTAATAAGTCTCCGCAACTTGCTCTTACTGGCCAATTCTTTTGTACACCAGATGTGCCATTCGCAGTAAAGACAGGATCCCTCAAGTCGAATGTTCCTAACTGTACCTCACCTGTAAAAGAAGTTGCAGAATCGTTGTATGTTTTACTGAATACATCCCAACTAGTGTTATTCGCGCTAATATAAAAGTAATGATACCGATCACTTGTGCCGCGTATTAAACCGCCTGTCATATAATTTTTATTTGCCGTGCTGGGTAGAGTTACATCATTGTGTGAGTTGTGCGCGCCACCAACTGAAGGAGTATGAACTCTTGCTAAACGACTCTGATATTTTGTTCCTTGAGTATTGACATCGATACTAATCGAATATCCAAAAGATTTGTCATCAGAATCAATGAATCCACCGCCAGAAGTTGTTTCTCGGCCGCCCTCATAATCCACATAGAAAGAAGGTAGGTGTTTGTGATACTGATAATAATACCATTCAGTATCGCCTTCTGGAAGATAAAAACGATCCCAATAAAATGCATCGTCAGGCACGGCATATGCTCCCATGTGGGAAAACATTATCGCGTCATCTTCTATTGCGTTGGTAAGATCGTTAACTCCCGCACCAATATGTTCAATTGCTCCTGCGTGATAGTTTACAGACGATCCATCCCAATCTTCAGACAACAAAGGAATTGTACCTTCTATTGTCAAATAATCGGCCGCGCTTTCCAGGTCAGCAATATTGCCCCACTCGTGTAACCTTACCTTAGCACCGACCGTATCATTTGAACCATTGACAGGAAGATATGTATACCAAAATCCTTGCCTATCAATGTTATTGTTGATAGGCAACGGTGAATACTCAGAAGTATTTGCTGAGTATTCGTATGTTACATTAATGTAAGTTGCCATATATTAAGTTCCTGAGATAGGAGTTCCTGGTCGAAAAATAATATCAGTTGAATTAACTGCGAACCCTATAAACAGTGATCGCACTGTTGTTGAGGGTGTCGGGGGAGAACTGGTTGGTGTTCCATCTGCTGCTAGAAAAAGTGTAGAACCTGCGCTCAATCCAGTAAATCCTTGAACTAATCCCCAACTATAATATATATCATTTATTTTGATTAAAACATTGTTGAGTTGTATAGATGTGTCACTCGAATCTGCATCTGTAACGGTGTTAGTTCCATTGATGCGAACAATCTTGCCATTAGTACCTCCAGTTAAACCGCTCACTGTGAGAGCAACATCGGTAATCACATTTGTTGATTTAACAAAAGACATTTTTAAACTCCTTTCCTTGATATTTCTATATATGCGGTATTAGAAACAGAACCAGTGTTATCTGAATTTTGAACATACATTTCCAGATAATCATTCTCAGCGAGCGAATATATTTCGTCCAAAGAAACTGTGGAGTTTGGACCGAGAGTGGCTGTTTCAAGTGTTGTTGTGGCATTTTTCTTTAAAGAAAAAGTATACGAATCAGAAGAACCTGCTGATGTCGTTGTAAACAGACCATTTACTCTATAGTATCCATCAACCTTTATTGTCAGTCTTGATGCTGTACCATTGCTCCAATATTCTGATCCCAATACATCAGCATTTTGATCATATTCTGTTTCGGAAAAGGTGATCGCCGTGTCGCTGGATGTTACCGAAAAGGGAGAGGTCAAATAAGTCTTAGCACCTGAGAAAGCACTCCAAGTAGAAATGCCTGTGCCGAGAGATAGACCTTCTTGAGTAAATTCTATGAAACTTGTATCGCTTTCTATTGAACCTGCGGCCGTGCTTTCTGCCGCAAAAATTTCTATATAATCTCCAACAGTTAGTTGTAATACATCTTCAAAATTGACAAACTGATTACTTGATACAGTTGTTGTTGATAACTGTGTTCCATTTTTATAAATCGCGATTGTATATGAAGAAGCAGTACCACCCGCAGTTGTGTTTATCTGACCATTCAACCGATAAAATCCATTCTCAGTAATAGAAAATCTTGTCGGTGCTGAGACAGTCCAAAGACCAGCGGTGTCAAATTCTTCAGTTGTCCAGGATATTCCTGTCATCGTTTCACTTAACGCGAAGTCCGAAGATAACTTGAGTTTCGCACCTTTAAATGCTCTCTTTGTTGAACGTGTGATCACGTCCCACTTCTCGCCATCCCATTGCCACACAGCAGCATTGTCATCTGTATATGTGTCATTCGTTGACGGTGATGTTGGAAAATCTAATGCCATTATTGTGTCGCTCTTATTTTTTTCCTAATATTAGGACTTGTTAATTCACTTGATGTAGATTGACCATATAAAAACTCAACGCCTTCGTTAGTCCGCGTTTGGTCCGATCCATCCAATTTAAAATAAACTCCTATCATCAAATATCCATCGGCAGAACCTAATTCGTCTCCTGCGGATGCAAAACTGTCACAGTACCAAGAAATATTCATAGTCGCGGCAGACATATTGGTTTCTCTTTGACTTTCTGCTGTTGTAATTGATGTTGTCAAACCAGCATCAGAAAACATTGGGACAGCACCAGGAGAAGAATAACCAGAAGCAGGAACCCATTGGTTAGTTGATGTGTCAAAACCACCAACGAACAGTTGCGCGCCCATTCGCATGTCTAGTCTTTGTCTACTGGTCCTGATGTTCTGTACATCTAATGATAACGACCACTGGCCAGCATCAAATTTAGTATTGTAAGGATATAATAATGCTATTCCATTATTTACCACTAATTGTTCGCTCGCGCCAGATGTCACGTTTCTCGTAAAAGTTCCTGTCGTCAGCGATGTGCCAGCGGTGACGCTCCAACTTGGTAACGAACCAGACAAGTTATTATCATTTATCTCACTACCTCCAGTAAAAGTCTGGTCCATCCATCCATATTGCGTACCACTCTCACGGCTAACATTCCAAATACTTGTAGTTGAATCATTAGTTCCTGTTGGTACGCCAGTCAAAGATGGTTGCCAAACTAAAGCATTATTAATTTGATTTAAATACCAAGTCTTAGTTGCCATTTCAATTCACCTTAGAATGACAAGTTAACATGGAACTCATTGACAGTTCCTGATGTCGCAGAAGTTTCTAACCAAACATATCTCCCAGAAGCGATAGAGGAACTAGAAATAGTTGCAGTTGCTCCAGTTGTAGTATTCGTGGTTGTAGCAGTTGCAATGGTTGTTCCTGTTGCGCTTCTATCTGCTGCCTCTTTTAATGTATATGTGACTGATGGAGAACTTCCTCGGCAAACTGCGCGGACTTCTGTAACTGTGAGTGCGCTGTCAGTATAAAACATTGTAACATCTTCGCTTGATGTTGGATCATATAATGAAATGCCACGAGGAATTGTAATACCAGAAGAACCAGTAAATCCAGTTGCGCCATCGTTTCCAGCGACTGTTGAGTCGGCACCCTTCGATCCAGTAAATCCTGTTGACCCGTCACTGCCATCTGTGCCATCTGTACCAGCGGAACCTGTAAAACCAGTAGCACCTGCGACTGTAGAAGCAGAACCAGTGAATCCTGTTGTACCTTTTGATCCAGTAAATCCTGTCGTGCCTTGATCGCCAGTATCACCCTTCGATCCAGTAAATCCTGTTGGACCCGCGACTGTTGAGTCAGAACCCTTCGATCCAGTAAATCCTGTCGTGCCTTGATCGCCAGTATCACCCTTCGAACCAGTAAAACCAGTTGTACCAGTATCACCTTTTGACCCAGTAAATCCTGTTGTGCCAGTATCACCTTTTGACCCAGTAAATCCCGTGTCACCCTGTTGCCCTGTTGCACCAGCGAGGTTAACACTCCAAGATGTAAATGTCCCAGAACCAGTCGTTGTGTCTACACTGACAACTAAAGCACCTGTACCAGAGTTATAACTGGTGACTGTACCTTCCATATAATTCGAGGCATCATTAGCAATCTTAACAGTTTGCGATACACTATATGCAAGACCTGTTCCTACCGTCAGAGACTTAGATCCTGTCCCGATAGTCAATGATGTTGTAGATGATGTTAAATAAGTATCGCCTTTTGATCCAGTGAATCCCGCACCTTGAGAACCAGTAAAACCAATATTACCTTGATCGCCAGTATCACCTTTACTGCCAGTAAAACCAGTTGTTCCTTGATCACCTTGATTACCTTTTGAACCAGTAAAACCAATATTACCTTGATCGCCTTGACTTCCTGTGAAACCAATGATACCTTGATCGCCAGTATCACCTTTTGAACCAGTAAAACCAATATTACCTTGATCGCCAGTATCACCTTTTGAACCAGTGAAGCCTATGACACCTTGATCACCTTTAGAACCAGTAAAACCTGTCGGTCCCTGAACTGTTGAATCTGCTCCTGTATCACCTTTTGATCCGGTGAAACCAGTATCGCCTTTAGAACCAGTGAAACCTGTTGAACCACGAGAACCTGTAAAACCAGTAGCACCTGCGACTGTAGAAGCAGAACCAGTAAATCCTGTTGTACCAGTGTCACCGCCGGAACCAGTGAAACCTGTACCACCCAGTGATCCTGTATAACCAATATCGCCCTGTGACCCTGTGAATCCTGTTGCACCTGCTGAACCTGTGAAACCCGCACCCTGAGAACCAGTATAACCTAATGTTCCCTGAGAACCGGTGTATCCTTGATCACCAATAGCACCAGAAGACGCATCAACCCATTGTGAACTTGAACCATCATCATAGTATATTTTTAATTGCGCCTCTTCTTCGTTCCACCACAAATCGCCGTCAGAGGGGGCTCCGGGAGCAGAGGAAGATGTTGTAACAGAAGCACCACCGCCACCACCTGATCCTGTGAATCCAACAACGCCAGCGGAACCAGTAAAGCCCGTATCGCCCGTAGTACCTTTTGATCCTGTGAAACCTGTTTCACCATCAGTGACAGTTGGATCAGCGAAGAGAACCCATTGCTGTGAGTTTCCATCGTTGTAATAGAAATAAGATTTGCCAGTTCGAGTGTCGAACCAGATAGTTCCATCACCTGCTGTTGGTGCTGAAGCAGAAGAGACTACATTAGAAGAACCGAGAGAACCTGTATATCCAAAAGAACCTGTAAAACCAGTGCCACCCAGTGATCCTGTAAAGCCGACAACACCTTGCGATCCTGTAAATCCTATGACACCTTGATCACCTTGACTTCCTGTGAAGCCAGTGACACCTTGATCACCTTGACTTCCTGTGAAGCCAGTGACACCTTGATCGCCTTGACTTCCTGTGAATCCTGTTGTGCCTCTACTACCAGTGAAACCTATGACACCTTGGTCGCCTTTACTGCCCGTGAATCCGATAACACCCTGATCACCTTTAGACCCAGTGAATCCTGTTGTGCCGGTGTCGCCTTTAGAGCCTGTAAATCCTGTTGTGCCAGTATCACCTTGACTTCCTGTGAAGCCAGTGACACCTTGATCACCTTGACTTCCTGTGAAGCCAGTGACACCTTGTTGAGAAAGAGTAATTAATGACGTTCCGTCAGATGAATAGAGGATTTCATCTGCGACATTGATAGCAAGTTCGCCAACATCAATAAATGAAGACGCACCTGAATTTGTGGTGTTAGGCGTGTTTCCAGCAACGGAAGACCGCTTAATTTGAAATTTATTTGCCATCTCTAATTCTCTATATAGAGTTCAATAAAGGATTATATAATCCTAATACTAATATTATTTATTTTTTAATATATCAACTTCTTTCTTCAGGTCTTTGACTGCTTCAATTAAATATCCAACCAAATTACCATAAGAAACAGTGAGATATTCTCCGGTGTTGTCCACTAGTTCAGGAGCAATTTCTTGCATTTCTTGTGCGATTACACCACTTTCTTCTCTACCACCTTTCGTGTATGAAACACCACGCATATCATAAACTTTTGTACCATCAAGAGTTTCTATGTTGTCTTTCAATCTCACATCAGAAGTTGAGTTGAAATTAGCTGCCGACATATCACCTGTTATGGTTACAGAATTTGTACCAGAGTTGAAAACAAATCCAGATGATCCCGCTAATGTTCCACTATTATTAAACTGAACCTGTGTGTCTGATCCGGCGACACCAGATGGAGCGGGTATCCAGTCATAATCAGTGCCAGTCCAACTCAACACCTCAGAAGATGCTGCTGAACTGGTGTTTAAGTGAGTATCTACATCTGAATTGGTATAACCAGCATTATCTACCCACGCATAATCTGTTCCATTCCAACTCAGTACATATCCACTTGTTGGATTGGTTTGATTTAGATGTGTATCTACTCTAGCATCTGTATAGTAAAGGTTAGTCGAACCTTCTGATACATCATCAGTATCAGCTGCTGCAATTCTAGCATCTGCTCTAGCATCTGTATAGTAAAGGTTAGTCGAACCTTCTGATACATCATCAGTATCAGCTGCTGCAATTCTAGCATCTGCTCTAGCATCTGTATAGTAAAGGTTTGTTCCTTCACTTAAATTTGTTGTTGACTTAGCAGTGAATCCTGCATCTACTCTAGCATCTGCTCTAGCATCTGTATAGTAAAGGTTAGTCGAACCTTCTGTTATTTCATCCGTATTATCTTTTGTTAATATTTGAGTATCAACGTATGCTTTTACTGACTGTTGTGTTGGAACTAATGCATCACTGTTAGATAACATGGTATCTTCATCAATAAATCCATTGATTACGTGTGCTGAATCCGCTGGCACCGCGCCAGTAATTATTAAATCAGTGCCATCATGTTTTATTGTAACATCCGATCCAGTACCAAACGACAACGGAATATTATCATTAACCCTTGGACCAGAAGAAGTGAAGATTAGAAATCCGCTGGTATGAATATCCTGTGCATCTGATCTTAAAAACGACGTTGAATCTAAATTATCAAATGTATTTGCGTTACCTGAAATCTCAACGCCATCAGCAGAGATGTTTGTGAGACCCGATCCATCGCCCCAAAATTTAGTAGCACTAACATCTCCTACCACGGTAAGCGCATTAGAACTAGGTGCTGTGTTGACGCCGACTCTATTATTTGTAGTATCTATGTATAGGGTATTAGCATCGAAGTTTACATTTGAACCCGTTACGTTTAACACAGTGCCATTGTGGGTGAAAGTGACATTCGGACTGCCACCAACGATTACACTGGTGGAAGTATGAATGTCTCCTGCCACATCAAGTGCATAGGAAGAACTGGGTGTTGTGTTGACTCCGACACTATCTGCGGATGTGTCTACAAAAAGGGTGTCTGTATCGACTATAAGATTGGCAGAAACGGTCACTGTATTTGTAACATTGACCGCTCCAGTTGAGTTGATACCATCGAGGGTCTCAAACTTCTTATTCGCCATTAGTTATACTCTCTTTTAAATTCTTTTAAAGTTGAAAAATACCACTAGCATTCCACTCAATTTCGATATTTGAATTGTTTGGCGACACAGGCAGACCAGAAACGCTAGTATCTAAAAACGCAACAAGACGCGAAGTTGCTTCATCGCCAGTATCAATCCAAATGAGTAATGCATTACCTGTAGCTACTGGAACGCGGGGGGCCAGATCACTTGCGGGAAAAATCACATCATCACCATCAAATAACCCACCGACAACTGTTGTGTTTCCTATAGTTATTGTTGACAACACACCTTGATCGGTAACATCATCTAAATCACTATAAAATGTATGACTAACATCATATGGTGTAAGAGCTGTATTGATTAAGGATACCTTTACATTAGTGCCTGTAAGAGATATATCTGTGGATCCGCTTATAAGTGACTCTTTATATTTTGGATAAATCGCATTAGCCACCTACCTTCTCTCCCTTAACTTGATCGGACTTTGTTTCTTTTTTTTGTGTCGCGTGTTCGAGTTTGTAGATTGATGCATCAAGTTCGCGTATCTTCTCATCTTTTTCTAATAATGATTCTCTCAAAAATATGTTTTGAACTTCCATGTTTAAGACATCGGATTGAAGGGTATCAAATTTCGATCTTAAAACTTGTATATATTTATTCACAAATTGCGCGTTAGCATCTTCAGACATAATTTACTCCATACTATTTGTCATAATAAAAGGGGGAGAAATTCTCCCCCGATTCTCAGTACTATTTAGAACGTTCCACCATCAAGTGTTCCGAACTCAGGCACGCCACCCGAACCTGCTTGCAGTACTTGACCTTCAGTGCCAGCGGCTGTTACGTCAAGTGCATTTGAACCGTCACCGTAGATGATACCGTTGTCAGTAAATGAAGTTACGCCAGTACCACCTTGAGGCACCGCGAGTGCGGTTGTCAGTGTTAAACTAGCAGCGTCAAGAGCACCAACGTCTAAGGCAGCAAGAGATTGTCCCGTGGCATCATATGCCATTCCTGTTGGTTCAACAGTAAGACCATCGAGCAGTTTCCAAGTACCTGAATCAGACGCATCTCGAATGAATCCAGAATACTTCTCAGCACCGTCATTATATTGACCATATACACCGAAGTCGGTAGTTGTGTTAGCACTAGATGACGCAAGACCAATCATGTTGTCTTCAACAAGCAACTGAGTTGTGTCGATAGTTGTTGTGGTACCCGATACTGTGAGGTTACCGGAAATGGTTACGTCATCTGGGAGACCGATGGTTACGGATCCAGTCGATGTATCAACTTCAATTTCGTTTGCGGTACCAGTGATGTCACTTACATAATCGCCAGTCAGTTGCGAAGTAGCGATAGAAAGTGTACTATCAATGACATGCAAACCAGTCGTGTTAGCAACAAGTGAAGTATCGCCAGAATCATCGACATTCACTCCGCCAGCTGTTACGGAAATACCGTTGGCGGCAGTAACAGACAGTGAATGTGCAATCGTTTCACCTGTAGTCGCACCCGTTGATTCAATACCGTTTCCGCCAGTTACCGTTGCAACATAGTTTCCTGTAGTATCAGTGCCAAGTGTAACATCATCAGAGATTTGAGAAGCAGTAATTGAAAGATCACCTTCGTGCTGCGTAATCATTCCGGAGGTAATATCGCCATTTTGAATTGTAGAGTCAACCCAAGCACTTCCGTTATATCGGAGGAACTCACCAGTAGCAGCAGCAGTGATTGTAACATCTGACACATCATTTAATGCTACGGTTGTCAGGTATGTACCCAGATCGCTGATTTGTGATTCAGTGATAGAAAGTGTACTATCAATGATATGCAAACCAGTTGAGTTAGCAACAAGTGAAGTATCGCCAGAATCATCGACATTCACTCCGGCAGCTGTTACGGAAATACCGTTCGCGCCAGTAACACTAATGTCATCTGCGGCCACAGTTATACCGTCACCTGCGCCAACATTGAGTGTGACATCACCCGCAGTACCACCACCTGTAAGACCGCTACCAGCAACAACACTTTCAATATCACCTGCATCATTAGTAAAACTGAATTCACCAGTACTTGAGTTATAACTGAGATCACCAGCTGCACTAAACAATCCGCGGATATCAGAGTCGACTACTGCCAGTGTATAAGTATCAGTGCCATTCGCGTATGAACCTGAGAGGGCATTACCTGCTGTTAATGTAGCATCAACCCACTTCGCTTCAGTCGCGTCATAAACAAGGAAAGCACCTTCAGCGGGTGTTGCAACATTCACATCTGAAACATCATTTAGATTAGAAACGCCAGCGCCTGCAACCGAGTCAACATATGCTTTGATTGATTCAGAAGTAGCGAGAGCAGTATTTGAAACACCACTGTCAAAGCCGTCTACATCGATGACAGATGTTACTGCATAGCCTGATACTGTAAGACTAGCTGTATCCAATGAATCTATCTTTCCGGTACTATTCGCAACGAGTGCTTGATTTGCAGTTAAAACTCCAGGTGTCTGTTCACCGCCAATACGAATATTAGCAGAAGAACCATCTGGATGTCCAATATATAATACATCGCCGTTAGCGGTGTAGGCTAATTCGCCATTAGCTAAATTTGGTACGGTCGCGTTATTTAACGAACGCTTGATTTGCATTAAGTTTGCCATTGTTTTTTCCTATTTGATGGTACCGGTTATTATTCTTATTACCTTATTATTTATAATATTAAAATGTTCCACCATCAAGTTCCGCCTCAACAACTTCATAATTAAGGGTTGAGGAATTGTATTGAAGAAATGCTCCATCAACTTTATTGACAGCCTCAACATTTCCTATTGATTCTATAGTATTCACTGTTGCCGTTGATCCTTCTCTAACAACATTTCTCAGAGAAACTGGTTTATTGGTGCTACTCAAAACTGATCCAGATTGATTTAAAGCAATTCTATAACCACCTTGTTGTAATGCCATTATCGTGTGACTCCTGGGTTAATTGTTACGATTCCTTCCATGATCCTGGAAATAGTACCATCTGAGGTATAAGTTAGTTCCACATCATAAAGATATCGGCCGTGATCCATAGCATTAGAAGTAGCCGCATCAAGTTCCAATTGAACAGTACCAGTGTCAGCTTCTATCGTTACAGTAAAACTATTATAAGTTGTCGAGGTATAATATTTTCTAATATGAGATTCACCGGTGTATCCTGTGAGACTTAACGCAGTACCATCATCATCTGTCAATGTAACAGAAGTGATGAAATCCGATCCTTGATCAATATTGAGATTAGCCTTTGTTCCCATTATCGTGTCTCTATTCTGACAATGTTAAACGAATGTGTGTTGGCGCCAGTTGCTGAGTCACAGGTGGCCGACAATACTACATTCGCTCCGCTGATGCTTGGTGTTATTACTGCGTCAAAGTTATTGGTGAGTTCACCGTATCGAGTAAAAAATATATCGGTGTCATTATGACCACACATCAATTCAAGAGTAAACACGCTGGAAGCGTCACTGTTGACTCCATGAATAATATATTTGAATCCTTTAGAAGTTGTTTTATCAAACTGATCAATCACAAAAGTTGATGAACTTGTTGTGGATGCATTGGCCGTGAACATTCCTCCATCAGGAAATGTTATATCTCTAACAGATAGGTTTCCAGTGACATCCAGGTTTACAAGGTTGGCAGTATCAGAGACATCCAGATTTGCACAAAAAGCAGTATGAGTAATGTGTATGTTTGCAAAATGCCCCTCTGAGAATTGATAAGTGGTGTTTCCTACAGTGTAAGTGAGATCGGTGTTTGCAATGACATTTTCAAAACCAGTGTTACTTGAACCAAAGTTTAATTGTCTATCAACAGTCAATGTGTTGGCGACTGTTACCAAATTACAGTCAGTATCAAACGTAGCGTTTGAAGAGATAGTCAATAGAGCAGCGGAAATATTACCGCTGACATCTAAGTTGCCGCCTTGTAAACTGTCAACCACGGAAACAGTGTTAGCAACAAATGATCCAATTAATCTGGCATCACCATTTGTGTTAGCGACAGTGGAGTTAGCAGTGAGGACATCTTCGCGCATCAAAGTAGACATGTCGTTGGTTCTCAACAACCAATCACTGAACGTGTTGTTAGCAGCGTCAATTAAATCAAAACCTGAGTTAAGTGCCATTAAGTTAACCTATTTTCTATGTTATATAACCTACTTTGTAGGTCGCGAACTTCTTTTTCTAAAGAGTCTACTTTCGACTCCAATGTTTTTTTATCAATAATCTCACGCCGGCGTTGTTTATATTTCTCATATTCACTGAGATTATTATTGACTACAACACCATCATCGTTTTTTATGTACTCACTATTTATCAAGCAGATACACCGATTACACGATAATCATTTATCTTTGGTACAGTCACAGAACTAGTAGACAACATCACGGTTTTAATTACAACTCCTGAATATGTGTCATAAATCTCACCAGTAGATCCAAAGTAACGCACGATATTTAAATTTTCTTTATTATTAAATGCTGTATTTGGTGTAGTTAACTTATCTATTTTCAAACCGGCATCAGCAACAATATTGTTATTAGAGACAGGTGTTGATAATGTAATCGCAGTATCGCTGTCAACCGAGGCGATAGAGAATATACCATAGTTCTCATCAGGAAACAAAGGGTCGTAAATTCGAATCACATCGCCATCTGCTAGATCAGAAGTAAAAGTTGTACCAGCACCATTAACAGTTGAATTGGCCAGTGCAGTATTCGCCGTTCCAACTAAAGTTCTATCAGTTGGTGGGAACGAGGGAAATCCAAATTCATATTCACGGAAATCGTCGTATTGATTAGTCACACTAAATTCATTAGCTGACTTCAGTTCCAACTTCGTCCAAGACTTATCACCGATCGGTTCTGGGTCTTCACTATTTATAATTTTCGCAAAGCACAGAACATCAGTACCAGGTGGTCTATATGAATTATATATAACGCGAATGTCTTCAGCTGCATTTCCTTCACCAAATGTTAACATTCTTGATATGTGTTTAGAGGCAGAATTACCGTATGCAGTATGCTCATTGGTAGAATCATTATTAATAACCCACTGTGTTGATGAAATATTAACATCATTGATATTAATCGTGGGTGTCTCAAATGATAACAAGTCTTGCGGTCCAGTGTATTCAACTTGGAGAGCAATATTAGCAGACTTAGCACCTGAAAGGTTGGCAACTTCCAATGATCTAGATAAAATATACGCAGTATTGTTGGCAATTAAATTTGATCTGAATAAATCTAGGGTTGCCGGGGCGGTCATTCCATTGGTACTATTGGCGAAACTATATGTTCCCGAGACTTTATAGTTTGTGGGAAGTTTCATATCCATGCTAGTCGAGAATGCTGAGATAGGCACTTTATCTAAAGAAACAACATTCGCTGAAACACCAGATTCAGTGCCGATAATAGTATTGCCAGCCATTATTTTTCGCGTTGAGTTAGCAGTACTTTCAGTCAAATACAACCGACTATTAGAAGCAGCAAAATTTGTTACTTCGGCTGTTGTAGTTCTAATGTAAGTACCAGCGATGGTGTTCATTACAGGTTCACCAACTTTAACTAATGTGGCACTCTCAAGTCCGCCGCCGGACGCTGTTGGAGAATCTCCGATTTGAACCACCTCTACTTTTGTTGGATCACCAGTGTCTATCAGAACAATTACTTCATCGTCAGTCAAAGCAGTGAAGTCGGTGCCTACACCGATTAAATCTGTCGTGCCTGCGGTGATAGAGACGGTTCCAGTCTGCGCGGTAGCGGAAACATACACAATTTCACCAGCGAAGAATTTTAAACCACCTCCAGTAGGAGCGGTGATAGTATCGACAGTTAAGAATTCATCTTCATCGTTGTTTATAATAAGATCGATATTGGTTGATACGTCATATTCCGCAGCGTGTATCTCGAACTTTAGTTCAGTTTTGGGTCGGTTTTTAAAGGCACTGTTTATCTGACTGTTGGGGTCAGAATTACCATATTCAAATAAACCACCCCTATAATCTTTCTTTGCTCCTGGTGACGCATCGTTAGTACCAAGTGTTCTATCGCCAGATTTACAGTCCCATAGAATGTATCCTGGATCTTCGAGGTCAATCACAATACCATATTGCCGACCGGTCTTCAACGAAATCGGATCAGAGAACGCAAAGGTTGTACCAACAGATGCATCTGAAGAAGCAGTAATATTGCCATATTTCATTTTTTTAATTGATTTCGAATATTGACTTGTTACCACTGGTTGCCCATTGTCAACATCAACCAAAAATATAGTAACTCCTGGACTTTGAATGCCAGATGCATTTGAAATTGCATCTGGTTTTGCTTTGAAGAACAGTGTAATATCAGAAATATCAACTTCATCAACATTGTCGAGTTTGTTTACATCCAAGTCAAATGTCTGTATAAACTCAAAAGGTATTTCTTGATAAGTTTGTGCGGGACCCGGGTGAAGATATCCGGGGGATCCGAAGATTACCGGATCAGGGTTGGTTGATAAACCTGAATTTATCGTAAAGACACCACCACCGGCATCTGTTAGTTCAGATACAGGTAAAACAATCAGATCAGATTTTGGGCTTTCAGTTAAGGATTGTTCAATCTGCGTATACAGACCTGAACGATTAAAGTTTCCTCTGCGCCACAATCCATGCCAGAAAATTCTCAACTCTAATTCGCCATCGTCATCACTTAAAAAGTCGTCTCCACCCCAACTGTATCCATACTTGGAGTTTGAAATCAGTCGGCGGTTCGATCCTGTTATTAAGCGATTAACAAAGTTATTATAGTATCTTGAACGCCCCCGAGGGAAACAAAACCCTGTGATATCATAATAACTACTTGTTCTGACATTACCAGACTTTGGCGCTACAAAATTTTCATTGGGAACTAATACTTTGTATTTCGTGTTTGCTTTTAGGTTCTCAAATTCAAACTCTCCATATCCACCCCGGAATCCTTGATTATATCCTCTAAGTTTAAATTCTACGGTGGCATCAGACAGTCCAACACGATTGGCTAGTGAACTAGGTATATCTAGCAACTTCTCGCCTTTTTTTGTGTTACTCATTCAATTACTTCCTTTATTTAAGTGAAAATCTGGCCGTGCTAACGAGGCCCGAACCAACCATCGATCTATCTAATGAACCACCAGAAGAATAACTAACATCTGTTGTTGATGGTGCTGTTATATTATATCCTGTCAGATCAGGTATTGTCATGCCACCGAGATTTGTTGGCAGATATGTTGAATTAATTTTCTGAACCGCTTCTTCAATTTTAGTTTTCTGTACAATAGGTATCTGAGTGGTGACGGGTGGCGGGTCAAAACTCGCACTAGGACTAAACCCGAGTAAATCTTCCCTATTTGTCTTAGGAAGTCCTGTATCAGGTGTCTTGATCGGCACAGGAGTTTTCACCGGTCGTATACATATTGGCCAACGGACTGGCCGCGTAGGCGGCTTATAAGTCGGCTGCCATGGGGGTTTGATGACCGGATTACTGGGTGAAGGTGGTCTATCAGGATTAGTTGCCCAAACGGGTAACTGTATATCATTTAGACAGTCTCTCGGATATGTAATATAGTACTCATGGGCCCACGAAGCTTTCACCACTCTCACCTTCAAGTATCGACCAGCACTAGCATTATATGGAAAAGTTAGAACACCAATATGTGTGGTCCAATAGTTCTGCACAGCGTCCTTACTCGATTGTGCGAAGTCTTTGCGACCCGTCCAGTTTGGCGCCCAATGCTTGTTTATGTTATAGTTTGGGTCTTTATTCTGTAGTTGTCGCCTTCTGTCTGGTGTGATATTAGTAGGAGTTAAAGTCTGACTATTATATATCTCTGTAAATCCAGTTGACGGCGATGACGATTGGAAAATTTCGAATCTATCCTTTCCGCCGTACAAATCAAATTCGATCGTAATGTTCATCCCATCAGCATCGGCATTTGAAGACAGTGTAAATGTATTTTCTTCGAATACCGTACCGTTGTTTGCATTCTTTCGGTGATGGTTTGAAATAAACACCTCGGTATTGCAAACAGTGATCTCCGGCGGCGGAGGATCGATATCAACGATTACCGGTCCATCGGTGATATCATTCTGAGAAATAATTTTGCGTCTGTCGGAGGATAATTTTGCTTCGTGTAAAGAGACAAAACTATTTTTTGTATTTTCATCCATATTCAACTTAATATTGTAAGACTCGCTCGCTGGCAATAATAATCCGCCAAAGAAAGTTGTGTTCTGCTCTGGATGTGCGAGATCAGTAAAACTGGCACTTGTAAAATTATCAACAAAAAATCCAAACTTAAATCTTTCTAATGTTGAATCAACTGAACTCGGAATAGTCTTGTCTTTTACCTGATCTTCTGTTTCACTTAAATTGACATAATACTCCAGTGTGGCAATTCTTCGTTCAAGTTTGCCAATCTCTTCCATTGTATATCCGGGTGCCTGATCATCGATTGAAGAGATTTTAGTTGTGTATCGTTGCCTTCTTAGTTTAGCAGATGAACCCGCAAGTCCAGTTTCGAGAATGTCAACAATTTCAGTTGACAATGCGCCAGGCAAAGTTGGATATGCAGGTACATTAATTTCATAAAGATTTAATTCTGATGCAGTTTTAGTGGGTGTTTTTTTAACATCAGTTAAAACAGTATACGGCCGACTTTGGTCGTCCTTCGCAATCACAATATCTTTTCGGGGATTATAAAATACCATTGAACAGAACATATCACTTTCTGGCGCGGGAAACTTTATAGTCCCAGCAAATCGTGATGCATCAACTGCTTTTAATGGGTTTACCGGAGCGTCTGCGGCCGCGGTATTGGCAGTTACCGTGTTCGATGTGACTGGTCTAAAATCAATCGCTTCTCTTAGATCGTGATAGTTACCAGTGCCGCCAACAAACTCTGGAATCTCAAGTGTATTGACATTTGCCGTCAGGTCAGTTAAAGCAACACCATCTTCAACAGTGTATGAACTGACAGTCTTGACACCTTGTCCAGAGTGTGATGTATAATCAAACTCAACGAGAATAAACTTGTTCTCTAAACTCAGACTTGATCCGTATTTCAAGTGTAAGGATCCGAGATCATAATAGTTTTCAGTGTGATTTGCGTCAATATAAAACTGATCAGTAACATTCGTATCGGTCTCATCGACAGCAGAAGCAGAACCCAGATAAACATTTCTAAGACGAATGATGTCTGAATGACCAAGACACCAAGGACCAGACGAACCAGCAGCATTGAGGTCGGTATTTATTTTCACAAAAACATTTCTTACGGCAGTTTTAGCAACAGAGTTGGTCGATGTTCCGTCAGCGCGTTGATTGTATACTACGGAGACATTTGCAGCTGCCGAGATGTTAATGTCCATATCTACTGTTAAAGTAGAACCGGTCACTGTCGCAGTAGCATCGGGTCTGCCAGATAATGGTATTGGGACGCCGGTAGGATAACACCGCGTTAGAGCGCCAGTAGAAAGCGTTGAGGTGGGCAAATAATTCAATACTGTATCACTTACAACTTCCTTGACAAGAACAGTGGTGGCACCAATTTTAATATAATCGCCTGCACTTAGAGTGGTAAGAAAAGCAGACGCGCTGGCGGTGAGCACCCCTGTTGTTGATGAGACCCAAGTGCCAAGCGAGAGAGTGTCAATAAAATCTTCTTCGGGAGTAATGATCAATTCTCTTTCTTCAACAAAAGATAACGCGCCACTATAATTCCAAGTCGCGTTGGTGTCTGCCGAAAGTGTGAAGATTCCCGCCGTGCTGGATTCGACATTGGTCGCAGTAGATCGGTATTGATAGTCAACATTTGCTACCGACTTGAGAGGATATACTGTATCAAACAACAGAGAGTTTCTGTTTGTTTCTTTCATTACAGCACCGGTACCTGAGGTCGCGCCTGCCACCGGTTCTAATATCAAATCGCCGATTGCCCCAGCAACGAAGATTGATTTAACATCAAAGAACTTTTTGCCTTGACTCATTTTAACATCAAATAAGTACACGCGATAAATTGCTTCTGGTGTACCTTCAATACCATTCTCGTGTATAATTGAACGAACTCTCGCGTCACCTATTTTGGCGCCGGGAGTAGCAATCGCAATATCAATACTGGTACTCAAATAATTTTTAGCAGTACTATGTAACTCTATTTGACTGCCGGTAGTGAAGTTGTGGAATCCAGCAAACTCACTAACACGAATATAGTTACCATAATAAATGTCTATATTGGCATTTGCTAATGTTGTTTCCCTAGTTCCCTTCTCTACATTCTCTGAATAGTTTCTAATTGTCTGAACACGCTTACCATTAATATATGCGTGACCAGGATCAATTACATAAGAGAAGTGTGAGTCGGTGTTGGCGATGGACAGTGTTGAACGAGTTTGTAAGTTAAATCTATCCAGTACATAGTTACCGGACTCTTCATATGTTCTCCTGGCAAGTTCGTCACCTAACTTGTCATATTGTGTATTTTCTAAAATTGAAAATACACGACCCTCGGAGAAATTCACGAGAGGAAGGTATTCTGAATTTCCTTCTGCCTCTTCTTTAGTTTTATTTGTAAGTATCGGCACTAACTGAAGTCTATCAGCTCCTGGTGCATTTTCATTTAAGAATCCAGCAGAATTATCAAAGAGTGAGGTATCTTGAGAAGAAGTTATAATTGATTCTTGGGTAACATATCCAACCGACTCTTGGTCAGGTGAAGTATTATACTTGCTGATAATCAAAGATTGTGCGTCAGTTCTCAGAAAATGTCCTTTCTGATAAATCACACCCTCTGATACAGAAACACCATAACCGAATCCTATAGGATTAGTGGCAGAATTAGAAACAGTAACATTTGCTAAAAAGTTATCTGCCGTCAATACCAGTGCAGTAATGGTGCTCGGTTGATTGTTTTCGGTGGACACTGTAATGTGAGGAACAATCCGATATCCTGTTCCTTTATTTGTCATCGTGACTGTATTGATGCCACCCTCACCGGTGGTGGTCAGACTTGCGTTCGCACCCTGTCCGACGAAATTAGCTAATACGGAATCTGAAATACCTTTAGCGGTTACAGTAATGTCCTGATTTATTTCAAAATCCCAATTATCGGTGTTCGCAATCTGTAAGTCGCTGGTGAGTGGTTTGATCCGTAAAGTGACTGCCTGTGTATTGGCGGTTGTGTCAACGGAAATCACGGTCGCATTCGCGCCGGTGGAAGATTGAGTAATGATGTCGCCGGCCGCGAACACTACTGAACCAGTCGTATTTGAGAATGTTGTGCCGCCAGTAGTGTTCTGCACTTCAATTGCGCTTAGAACTACAATACTGTCGGTGTTAGAAAATCCACTCGATCGAGCGACCACTCGTATTTCTTCTATTCGATTGTCGTTGTTATATATTGTTAAATTTTCGTCAGCAGCAAATGATGCGACATTACCGGCAGTGCCATCATTGAGATAAGTGACATACAAAGTGTTTAAATCTGGATTCTGTAATTCAAAACCCGAGACTGTTGAATTGATCTTGGCAATTTTACCAAGCGCATTCTTGGCAAACAATCCTTCATAGTTGGACACCGCAACTGCAAAATTTCGATCGGTAGTATCTCGTAGTTTAACATACGGAATCTTTTTCTGAAATGAGAATTGACAACCTTCAAGGACTGTTCCTCTCTGTAGAATATGATCTCCAAAAGTTTCTATCTGCTGTTGCAACAAAGTCTGTAGTTGGTTTAATTCTCGTACCTGAACAGGGACAGACGGTTGGAACAGTATTTTGTAATAGTCTTTATCTTCTCGATAATCATCGAAATAAGGAGTGACTGATAGGTCTGTTTCAATTGACATTCTTTAAAACTCCAAAATAATACGGATTTGTTCTGATTGAGTTGATTCTCTTGTAACGGATACATCGTTCTGTAGATAGATGATATTGCCGCTCGTTGGATCGATATCACCATCATATTTATAAAACCCACTCTCAAAAATCTCACCAGAAGTGACACCAACAATATTGATATTTGTTGCAAGATTGCCCGATAATCTTGTTAAACTCAGCTGAGTTGTGTTTGATGAGTGTACACGAGCTGTCGATATTACAACATTGCTTGAGTTAGTTTGTTTGACTTCTTCATCGTTTGTAAACTCACCTCCGGTGCCCACACAACGAACCATCTGGTTATAAGTTACATAATTAAATGCGGGAGTTGATCCGCCAATTCTTTCATTCACATCAACGCCTGTGATCGTGGCAGAGGCGAAACTGTTCGCGGCAATAATAAAACCTTCTTTCGAAAAACCTGGACTGCATTTCTCAAGATACAATCTTGTTGAACTTGAGATAGATTTCACCACACCATTAGCGACCGGTCGGGCAAAGTGTAATCGTGCTGATGTTGAAGTGAAGTTAACATTAGATGCAACCACGATGTGCGAACTATTGCTGACCGAAGTCACGGTTGAAATAAACTTATTCTCAACAGAGGCACCGACAGTCTCATCAGATATATATATAAAATCGCCAGTCTGAAAAAACTTTTCAAGATCATTTGTATCAGCTGATGGGGATGTTATAGCAACTGTGCTTATTGATGAATTTACTGTTACCAAATCATTTAACTCAATTGTCTGAATTTGTCTAACAAGTTCACCGGTTCTGAATATGCCATCTGATCCCGCGCTATTGCTTTCTTTTTCAATATAAATTTCTACATTAGAATAGAGAGGATCACGGATTAGACCAAATGTGCCAAAAGTATTTTCGGCAGAGAGTGTGTTGCTTTCATCACGAGAAAATAATGAAGAAAAACATATTGCGGTCGAGTCTAACTCCGATGCAGGATCAAAACCGTGGCCACCTGGAGGTGAAAGTATTGGCCGCACAGTTGCATTTGATGGTGTTACTACATCAGCAATACCTTGAAGAACAGATGCAGTTGAGAAAGAATAATTTTTCCCTGGATTTAAGACCTCAACCTTACTTACACTATTAGAGGATAAAGGATCGATAATAGCTCTCGCGAAAGCATTCACTGTCTGTTCGCCATTATCTGTCAACAAAACTTGCGGCGATATTTCGTAATGTGTATCCTGTGTTGGGCTTATTGAAAATGTGTTAGCGTCTGTAGTATCTACGCCTGCAATTTCTACAAATACACCACTAGTATTTCCGACGGAACTTATAACTTTCTTAAATTGTCCAGCACCGGTGCCTGAAGTAAGAGTAATAATGGTATTACTATAAAAGTTTTGAGTTGAATTTGTAACGCCAGATAACTTAAATAGTCTCTGATTACCGTCAATATGAATATCACTGGCAGTAAATGTCGTGTCAGTGATATAATTATTATAATTTTTACCGGCCGCATCAACCTTAACCACATTGATTGCCCCAGCAACAGCGGTATTCTGCACTGATGTGTTTGCAATCATAGGAATATATTCTTGTGAAGAAAACTTATTGAAATCAACCGAAGAGATCGTGTACATGTATTTCCACTGATATCCATCAGAAGTCTCATAGTAGTCATCACCGGCGGCAAAGAGTGCCTCGTCAAATGTGTTGTCCTGAAAGACAGGCTTTACAGTTGATGCTTGACCATTATTATTGAATAGACATTTGTATACATGATAGTTACTAACCTCTTGCACTACAACAAAATACTTCTTTGTACCTAATAGAGCATCTTCGTCATCATACATGTCATATTTTGTATCTGAGGCCCAATCGTATCTTTTAACCATTAGGGTAATATCACTAGGCGTTAACTTTTTACCGAATATCATATTCCTAAAAGTTTCAACCGTCAAGTTACGATAACTTTCGTTAGGTTGGGTGACATCATTCTCAGTTACACCAGTGGCCATGTGATCACCGGCAAAGGCATAATATGTTGTGTTTGCCGGTTCACCAACAGATTCCGCCAATTGTTGCAGAATGAGTGTTTTTATTTCACTGGGTACAATTTTCTTTGCCATCTTTTATCTCAGTGGTTAAAGGTTCTATATGTTATTTATGAAATACTAGCAGTATAAAATGTGTTTTGATTCTCAAACAAACTAAAACTAACAAACATCTCAGTCAAACGAACTATATCTACTGTAATATCAAGTGAAGCTCCAATATCAGATGATGTCGTACTAAAATATTTACCAAAAGGTTTTGTGCCTGAAACATGTAATACATCAACTAAAACTTTACGATAAGTATCAAAAGGTAATGAGGTTAATACTTGATAAGAATACTCTTGATAAAAATCATTGTCATGTAGGTATTTATCACTACTTAAAAACCCCCTGCGACTTGTAAAGTAACCAGGAGCAATGCCCTGTTTTCCAAGACCTAGTTTGAAAGATGATGTGACGGTCGGATCACGATTAAGCGTAGCGTTTACTGTCTCACCATCACTGTAACCAAATCCAGAGTCAATCAAGGTTGTAGTAGAAATAAAATTATTACCAGACAGCGCCTCTGAAGTGACATTCGCGTTTAACCCAGTCCTAGGATAGTTTCTAAATTCGTTGACATATGACAATGTAACTGTAAGACCCGTTTCAAGACTTGTAAAAGTTTCACCTACAACAAAATCGTTTGTTGATGGATCGTCGTCCGAAATGGATTGAAAACCTCTTGATGTGGGTAGTGTAATTCTAGTTGCGTTGATAGTCTGTGTATTTAGGTCATGTGAGGTGATTACCGCCTTGGCATAACCGGTGTTTCCTTCAATCGTTTCGCCTACGACAAAGTTTTGACCGACACCCGAATATTTTAATTCATAATCATATCTTTCCAAATAATAAGACTTTGGTTCGTGTATTATAAAAATGGGGTCTTTGGCGTATAGTTCGCCTTGAGTGGTCTGAACAATGAACTCAACAGAACCAATCGAAACATCTTCGAAGGTAAGACCGGTCGTGGCCGTATAATCAATATTGGCAGCGCCACCGCCATAAGTAGTAGAGACATCTAAATTTGCAGTGTTGTATCCAGTAATATTACCTATAATAGTATTAGAGTAAAAATTGGTATAAGTTACCTGGTTGTTGCGACTACTGACGGTAAAGTTTGCTGGTGTGCGATAACTAAAAACTCTACCATTTGAATAAGATCCGGTTTCAACGCCGTATGTATTGGCATTTTCATAGAATATATTATTGATACTGATTACACCAACTTGAAACTCACTTATTTTTTCAATAGCATATGACTGTGCCGTAGATCGCGAATATATTGGGCGATCTGTTCTGAACGCGCCTGCGCCCGGATTTGTTGTTACTGTTAGTTGATACAATGGAGGTTCAGTTTTAATTTCACTGACTTTAGCACTGGCATATTCTTGATCGGAATCATTCAGTTGATATATTGTTTCATTCACTGTGATCGCATCATTGGCGCCGATTGTATAATCAATTTTAAAAGTGTCTTTGACTCCGATTACATTTGCTGTGGCAGAAATATCAGTATTGGTTGATATTTCGCTTGACAATGTATCGTTTTTTAAGGATAATGTATTAACATCGCCTATATAGTCTGTATTAAAGGAAGAAGCTCCTGCTGGAATGGGAAGGGTGGTGTAGAGTTTAAGATCGTCAAAATCGCCAGTTACTCTGCCAGTGTTATATAATCCAAGGTTTAAATCATTATTATATGTCTGAGTCCCCGGTAAAGTATCTGAAGCAACCAAAAGACCATTTAAATATAAGTATAAATTATTTCCGCTCTTTACTAACGTATAGTGGTTCCAGTCTGTCCAAGTGGGTTGTGTAGAAGCAACAGTAGTTTGCCAACCTCCGCTCACAGTGTGCCGTATCTGCAAGCTTGGAGTGGTTGAATTGGGTGCTGTTGCACCTATGTGGATTAACTGATTGCTGTATCCAGTGCCTATGACTGCGGATGTATCTCCAAAAGCAGAGCCGTCTTGTTTGAACCAAACCGCCCACATAAAATCACTGTTGTTATTCGTGGGTGAAGTTGCAAAGCGCAAAGTGTCGCCTGATGTATATTCGAACGCGGAATTGATCACGCCATCTTGACCAGTTTCGTATGTTGGTGTAGCGCCAGAAGTGATGTTTATAGAACCACTGCTACTTCCATCGTTGTCTAAATTGCCGTTGAACTTATTCCAAACATAAGGGGTTGGGGCGATCGGTACAAAACTATCATAGTCCATTACAAATCCAGTGGCTGAAGACTTTGTTACTCTTCCCGCATAAACCACAGCATTGGTTACAGAATCGATAATCTCAACATTAGAAGATACTGTAAATGAACTCATATCTTCATTGGTATTAGCTAAATTTACACTGACCAGATTTTGTTTGATTGTTTCAAATTGTTTAAACGCTGTCTGATGGTAAAACCACTCCTCGTTCTCGTTGGTCAAGTCATTCATTAAAAGTATTGATTCTGATCCTAGAATGCTAGCATTCGCCGAATAACCCCAACCACCATTTATTAACTCAAACTCTACCAAACCTGTTTTGTCTACTACCGAGTCAACACGCAGTTTACCTCCACGGCCATCACCGTCAGTGAAAGCGATGATGTCACCCAATTTGTATCCTTCGTCATTTTTAACAATCGTTAACGATGAGAGTGATCCGAGAATACGCGCACTTACATTAGTAGATAAATCATATGTTCTTACATCTTCACCTGTTTGAAAGTTACCTGAAACATTCTCAAGATAAACGACTTCAATAAATCTAGAATTCTTCTTGACACGAACCAGTCTATCAGCATAGGCAGTTGATCCAGTTATAGTGCCAGTGATTGTCTGACCAATCAACTGTACATTGGTTTCATTCGGATCAATTTCAAGATATTGTACATTGACAAACTCATTGTCTGATGCTTTCAACAAATCATCAGCAGGATAATATATACCAGCTTCAATACCGTATATTAATTTGAAAAATAAATCTACTGCTCTCTCGGTGCCCTTTGCCCTATAAAAGTCTAAAGCATTTTTGATAAAGAGTCTTTTGTTTGACGCGGTGTTGAACTGAATATCAGGTAGATACTTGTTCTTAAATGAAACAATGAACTTCTCAATAGTCGTGTCAATGTCACGAATATCTACTAACTTTCTTGCGAGGTATTCGTGATTAAAACTTTCAGCGGTGTTAATGTATGATGAACCACCGGAAGAACTAGTACAAAGAGTCAAGTCATTACAGAGAGTGTTACACCTAAACTGATCCAGTTTATCCAGCTGAACCATATAATAAGTTGAATACACAGCAATGATTTTACCAGTGGTATTTCCCTGCGTGACTGTATCGTTTTTATTGAAATTTGTTGTATCTTCAAGTGTCAGTAGTTGAAGATTATTTTCTGCCCACTCATAATATGCCTTTACAAAGGTAACAAACATTTTTCCTTCGTCACGATAAAACGCAGGAAACTGTCCCTCAACAAGAGGACTGATAAAGTCTTCAATCTGACGCATTAGAGTCTGACCTGTTCAACAGTCACGGTAATATCTTCTGGACGGATTTTTAGAATGGTTCTTCGCTCTGACTTCACATCTAGATCAAAAGTTTTAGCAAAAATATTAAAAGATTTATCAACCAGTTCTGTAGGCGCAAATTGATTTATTACTAAAACGCCTGTCTCATAATTAACTGTACCAATGTTACGAAGAGCAACGTGGGTTCCGAATGATGTTGTGCCGATATTCAGTATACCACCGCCGTCATCCTCAATGAAACATTCGTGTCCGCTAAAGATAAATTTAGAAGATGATATGATAGAAGTTTCGTTGGCACCGTGAACACTTGGTAACTTAGGTATATTGTCTTTTAACTTGACTCCAAAATCAACGGTGAAGTTTGTAGGTTTCTTAACCACTGGCACAATCGTTTTGACAGCGAGAATCTCAGTATCGTTACTAACGATTGATATCTGAGAACTATCAATACTAGCAAGAAGGCGACTATAACGAAGCGTCTTATTAAATCCATTCAAGGTGCTCGCATTATAATTTTGAATTGATGACTTGACAATGAACTGTATATCGTTTACTGTCAACTGAGTTTGGTTCAGGTTATAACGAACTTTAGAATCCACTTTAATGTAAGTATATTCGGGTTTCACGAATATGGGATCAATGGCCAATGGCGAACGCTTCTTTATGAAACTAGCGAATGCCGCTCTTCGTGAAGGAGGTAACTCATCTGTTGATTTCAAGTCAACAGCAATAATCACTTTACCAAACTTCGGCGGCACGAACTCTTCACCACCATAAGCTGAGACATCATTGATTTCAGTAAACTGGTTAGACAGCAGTGTTTCATAATCCCTTGATGTAACAACGCGCTCTTGTGTAGTGAACGCACGAGGAGCATTGAACTTAATGGAGTCTAGACTTTCTGAGATTGTTCCACCCTTAGCAGCCTCGTTCACAACAACATTTGTAATGAGACTTGTTCCTACTTTGCCATCAGCTGAGAACAACGCAATCCCGTTAGGTAACTCACCGTTACAAGCGCGATACTGAATCGTTACGATTGCTCTATCTTTTGGTTTGCGACCAATGATACCATCACCAAATACAATCTCATATCGGTCGTTGTCTGCCGGCTGAATAAAGAATACCTCAGATGTTGATCCAAGACCAAACAGAGAATCTGATCTGGTATATGACTTGAGAGTGCCGCCGTTATCTTCAAGCACACCTACAAGAAGACTTGTAACATCAATTGTTTTATTTGATAATATAAATCGTTGTGAGTCATCGTTATTGACTACAAATGAATCTGAAACATAATCGCCTTCGTATAAATTAATATTCTCTGCGATGAAAGTATTAGCCGCAGCACCCGGCTTCGTAACAACATTATCACCAGTTACAAAAGTATAGTTGCGATTGCCCGATGTTCCAGTGAACGAGGTGCCGCGAGGAATAATAACTGAGGCCGCGTCACCATCATAGATAGATAAATTGACATTCGCAGTAGCAGACCTAAAAGAACGAGGTAAATAGTTAAGTTCTTTTGTGTGAGATATAACAGAATCGCGCAGCTGAGCGCTGTCAAGAAACATTTCACTTCCTAACATATTCAAATAAAATCCATTAAGATAACTATTATATGAAAGAATATCTAAAAGAACATTGATGTTTGACCCTTCAAAATCATAATCTTGAAAGACAGTTTGTTCTTTTAGATAATTTTTTAAATTTCCCTTGATTGAATCAAAATCAAGTGTTGTTAAGTCAGTCATTTATCTTACTCTATAAAGTGTAATGTTGAGTTTTTCGGGTGTCGGCGATGTTGATGTCGCAAACTTTAAACTTATAATTAACTCGTCTTCTTTCTCATTTGTAGTTACATTCAGTTCTAGAATTCGCACCCTCGGTTCATTATTGTCAATTGTTTTCCTAACACGATCTTCTACCTCACCCAATACTGTTTTAGAAAAAGGTTCAAACAGATACGCCGAAATAGTAGAACCGAAAGCAGGATTTCTTCTTCTCTCATATTTATTAGTCAACAAAAGATTCCTAATTGCCATAGAAACCGAAGATTCATTGGTCTTACGAGACAACTGCCTAGTAAAGGGATTAGGCAAAAAAGATTTATCAAAGTCACTATATATTTCATAGTCAGCATCAGTCTG